CACAAATTGAGTTTGTAAAACCAGGAACTGAGGTAAACAATTTATATGCTATGTTTAATGTGGGGTGGTTTTATGATGGAGAAGAAATTGTAAAGGATAAAATACCATTTGATTTTAAAAAGCATCCCCTACAACAAACACCACCAGAAATTTTAGGACTAGAATATAAAGAAGTAAAACCAAAACTTACTATATCTCGTAAAAAAACAAATATAGAAGGTAAATATGTAGTAATTGCTCCTCATGCCTCCTCTCACGCCAAATACTGGATGCATCCTAAAGGATGGCAAACTGTTATTGATTACTTAAATGAAAAAGGTTATAAAGTAGTTATGATAACAGGTGAACCTTTAGGAGATGAATGGCATGACTCAAAACTAGGAGGTACATTAACCGGTGTAATAAATAAAACAGGTTATAATATTGATTTATCTGACAGGATGATTGACATTAGAGATGCTGAATTATTTATAGGAGTAGGTAGTGGATTAAGCTGGTTAAGTTGGTCAATAGGTACTCCAACAATTTTAATTTCAGGTTTTAGTTATCCTTATACAGAATTTCAAGATTGTGAACGTATCTTTACTTTAGATTCTAAAGCGTGTACTGGATGTTTTAATCGCCATTGGTTAAATCCTGGTGATTGGGAATGGTGTCCTGACCATAAAGATACTCCAAGACAATTTGAATGTACAAAAACTATAAAACCTGTTCAAGTAACTGGCGCAATTGATAAAATGTTGAATATTTATCAATAAACATGGCATTACAAACTTTATCTAACCTTAATATTATAAATGGCAATACTATTCAAGCCGCAGATGTATCTCAATCTATTGATGCTTTTACAGGAACTGTAGGGTATGCTATTTCATTATCAGGTTCATTTACATTTACAGGAGCAACTACAGGTAGTGGATTTTTTCAAAATGCTGTAAGTAGTTCACGCGCTATAAGTAGTTCATATGCTTTAAGTAGTTCTGTTGCTGTAAGTAGTTCATATGCTTTAAGTAGTTCTGCTGCTATAAGTAGTTCATATGCTGTAAGTGCATCTTATGTTACTATAGTAAATAACCAAAATTATGATACTGGAACAACTGTAGTTCCTGGGGCTTTTAAATTTATAGCAGGCAAAACAGCTATGACAGCAGGAGCTGCTACAAGTAGTATATTTACAGTTTTAGCAGGTAAAGTAATAGGAGATACAGTATGGATTAATGCCTCATATCCCACAACATTTTCCACCAGCAACCAATCCCTTCTTAGAGTTAATGTATCAAGTAGTGGCCAAATATTAATTAGTGGAGATCCTTCAGATACAGGAACAGTTATATTTACAGGAACGTATATTTAAAAAACAAATAAAAAAACAACATATGGAAACCAAAGTTTTAGAACAAGAAGAAATCCAAGCAATTAAGGATTTACAAGTAAAAAGAGAACAGTTAATGTCTGATTTCGGTTTTTTCGAAATGAGAATTCAAGAATTAGAACTGTAAAAAGAAAATCTTATCAACCTTTTAGTTGAACTTAGAAATTCTGAAGCAACAATAAGCAATGAACTCCAAGCTAAGTATGGTAATGGTACTATTAACTTAGATAAAGGAGAAATTACTATTGTTGATTAATTTTTAACCCCCTCTATGATATTTATCATAGAATAAAATCAATATAATTTTACAAACATGGCAGAAACATTAATATCACCTGGCGTACTCGCACTTGAAAACGATCAGTCATTTATCACTCAACAACCTGTAAATGTTGGAGCAGCAATGGTTGGCCCTACAGTAAAAGGTCCAGTAGAAATTCCAACAATCGTTACTTCATATAGTGACTATCAAAGTAAATTTGGTACTACTTTTTTAAGTGGTAGTCAAGTTTATACTTATTTTACCTCAATAGCCGCTTTTAATTATTTTAACAACGGTGGAGAAACTTTATTAGTATCAAGAGTAGTAAGTGGAACTTTTAGCACCGCTACTACAGCTACTGGTTCAGTAACAGGAGGTTTAGGTGGTGGAGTATCAATATTAAACTCAGCTTCTTTAGCTGAAGCATTAGTATTAAATACTATTTCGCAAGGTACTATTATGAATAGTTCTTGTTCATTAGATAGTAGTGGATCATTATCAGCATCAGGTTCTGCTACTAACATCAGATGGCAAATTACTAATCAAGATACTTCTCAAGGTACTTTTAGTTTGTTTATTCGTAAAGGTAATGATACTTCAAATTCTCCGGTTATATTAGAATCTTGGACTAACTTATCAATGGACCCAACAGCTCCAAACTTTGTATCTAGAGTAATCGGTAACCAAGTTAAATCATATAATTCTACAGATAACCAAATTGTAGTAACTGGAGATTTCCCTAATAATTCAAGATATGTTTATGTAGCTAATGTTTTAACTCCTACTCCATTCTATTTTGATAACAACGGTGTCGCAAAATCTACTTTAACAGGTTCAGTACCTGCTAATGCTAGTGGATCGTTTGTAGGCGCTACAGGTAATTTATTTGGAACTGGTGCTGAGTATTATAACAATATTGATGTAGCATCAACTAACACTCAAGGATTAACAGGTAGTGATTATAATAATATGATTAGTTTAATGGCTAACACTGATGACTACAAATACAATGTATTATTAACTCCTGGTTTATTTGCTAATACAGCTAAAATTGGTGCTTCTCAAGTAACAACAGCTATTAGTAATACACAAAATAGAGGAGATGCTATTTATGTACCTGATTTAGTACCTTTTAGTTCAAGTGTAAATGATGCTACTACAGCTGCTAACGCTAAAAATACTTCATATGCTGCTTCATATTGGCCTTGGGTTCAAACAGTTGACCCAGATTCTGCTCAATTGGTTTGGGTTCCTGCTTCAGTAATGGTAGGTGGTGTTTATGCTTACAATGATTCAGTTTCTGAACCTTGGTTTGCACCAGCTGGTATTAACAGAGGAGGATTAAGTAGTGTAGTAAGAGCTGAAAAGAAATTAACTCAAGCACAGAGAGATACTTTATACACAAATAAAGTTAACCCAATTGCTACGTTCCCTGGAACTGGAGTTGTGGTTTATGGACAAAAAACATTACAAACTCAAGATAGTGCTTTAGATCGTGTAAATGTTCGTCGTCTATTAATTGCTCTTAAGTCTTATATTTCTCAAGTAGCTCAAAACTTAGTATTTGAACAAAATACAATTGCAACTCGTACTAGTTTCTTAAACCAAATTAACCCATACTTAGAATCAGTTCAACAACGTCAAGGTTTATATGCTTTTAAAGTAGTAATGGATGATAGTAACAATACTCCTGATGTAATTGATAGAAATCAATTAGTAGGTCAAATTTACTTACAACCAACCAAGACAGCAGAATTCATTTATTTGGACTTCAACATCTTACCTACTGGAGCAACTTTTCCAGCGTAATTTTTTAAAAACGGAATATTTATAACAAAACAAACAACTAAACAAAATGGCAGTATTAGATCCAAACGAAATATTTTTCACAGCTTTTGAACCAAAGCAACCCAACCGCTTTATTATGTATATTGACGGTATACCTGCGTATGAGATTAAAGGTGTTGGTGCGGTCATGTTATCTCAAGGTTCAGTTCCTTTAAATCATATAAACGTACAACGTTTTGTTAAAGGTAAAACAACTTGGGGTACTATCCAGTTTACATTATTTGATCCTATCACTCCTTCAGGAGCTCAGGCGGTAATGGAATGGGTACGTTTACACCACGAATCAGTAACTGGTAGGGATGGTTATAGTGATTTCTATAAGAAAGACTTAACATTTGATGTATTAGGACCTGTAGGCGATATTGTATCAGAATGGATTATTAAAGGTGCATTTATTACTGAAGCTAATTTTGGAGATTATAACTGGGATACTGTAGATGCAGCAGTTAATCTTACAATGACCGTTCAACCTGATTACTGTGTGTTGAATTTTTAATAAAATCACAATTATTATTGAAAGAGCTCGCATTTTTTGCGAGCTTCTTTTTTCTGTTAATATTTATAACAAAATAAGTTTATGAGCGAATTTAAGTTTCCCACAGAAGTTGTAGAATTACCCTCAAAGGGTTTAGTTTATCCAACAGATCACATTTTACGAAGCGGCAAAGTAGAAATGAAGTACATGACCGCTAAAGAAGAAGACATTTTATCAAATCAAAATCTTATTAAAAAAGGTATTGTATTAGATAAATTATTAGAATCATTAACATTAAGTAAATTTAATATTAAAGATCTAGTGACTGGAGATAAAAATGCTATTTTAGTAGCATCTCGTGTTTTAGGTTATGGTAAAGATTATTCATTTAGTTTTGATGGTAAAGAATATAAAGTTGATTTAAGTACACTTGAAAACAAACCATTTGATGAATCTTTAGTATCAGCTAAAGGAACCTTTAAATTCATCCTCCCTAATTCAGGAACAACAGTTGAATTTAAGCTTCTAACAGAAACCAATGAAGAACAAATCAAGCAAGAAATTGAAGGATTTAAAAAATTAAATAAAGATTCATCAACTGATATTACAACAAGATTAAAACATCAAATCATTTCTGTTGATAACAATGAAGATAAAACCTCTATTAAAGAATTTGTTGATAACTATTTACTCGCCTCAGATTCAAGAGCTTTAAGATTATATATTAAATCAGTATCTCCTGATGTTGATTTATCTACTAAAGTTACTATTGACGGTGTTGAGGAGGACATTGAGATTCCAATTAATCTTAATTTTTTTTGGCCTGACCTTTGATAATACTTCTGAATTTAGATTATCTATATTTAATCAAATTCATGAAATAGTATTCCACGGACAAGGAGGTTATGATTATAATACAATTTATAA